CTATCCAAAAGAGAATGACATTCTTATATTTCCTAGCTGGGTTCAACATTCTGTTCCGAAGATGGAATCTAACAGCGAACGAATTATGGTTGCTGGAAACATACGTCCTAATTAAATATATCTGACCTTCCTTATAAATATTATATTATAAGGAGTTCACATGGCAGAACAATATTTCATGGGGCTAGATGGCTTCATCTGGTTCGTTGGTGTCGTAGAAAATCGTAATGATCCTGCTGAACTTGGCCGAGTTCAAGTTCGCTGTCTAGGATATCACACCGAAGATTTAACACTTATACCTACCGCAGATCTGCCGTGGGCTCATGTTATGCATCCTGTTACCGATCCATCAATGCAAGGATTAGGTAACACCCCCTCTTTTCTTGTTGAAGGTAGTTGGGTTGTCGGTTTCTTTCGTGACGCAAGAGAGAAGCAACAACCGATTATCATGGGCACCTTGCCCGGCTACCCAGAAGAACTTCCCGATACCAAACTAGGGTTTAACGATCTTACAGGTACATATCCTAATGAATCCAAAATTTATTCTGGTCATGGACTTTCCGAAAGTGATGTCAGTCGATTAGCAAGAGGAATTGACTCAGAAGAACATGAAGGATTAAAACTGCGAAGGCGACTCAAACTGGACAAAGATGGCAAAGAGATTGAGATTCCTATTGCAATCAAACCACACATACCAGAAGTATCGGACAGTACTACTCTTGAAGAACGCACTACTTGGATTGAACCTAATCCAAAAAGTGTTGCCCCAGATGAATCACCATACACTTCTGCAAAGTATCCTTACAACCATGTTCATGAAAGTGAAGCTGGACATATCCATGAGATAGACGATACGCCTGGCGGTGAACGCCTAATGCAGCAACACTCCACAGGAACTTTCCAAGAGATACATCCAGACGGAAGTAAGATGGTCAAAGTCATAGGAGACAACTACGAGATTATTGCAGGCAAGTCAAGCATACTGGTAGTCGGTGATGCGAACATTACTTACGATGGTAACGTGCGTGAGTTAGTCAAGGGAGACTATGCATTAGAGGTTGAGGGAAACTATAGTCAGAACATACATGGAGAACATGAGATCAAGATTGGAAAGAACCGAGCAGAACAAATATTAGGCAACTATGCGTTTAACATTGATAGAGCAATCAAGGCTCGTGTAGGAGAAGATGTTGATTATACAATCTTGGGAAATGAAACGAGAAGTATTGGTGGTTCATATGACTTGAGTGTAACTAAAGATTTATCAATGGGCTCTTTAGAAGGAGATATTTTTGCATTTGCAGAAACAGATTTTCAAATCAGCACCGCATCTGGAATCGTGTCAATGAAGGCTGGAGATAAACTTGACATGAGATCTGCAAAAGCAATGACCATCAAAACCGAAACAACTTGTAACATCACTTCAACAGGTGAGGCAACGATTGTTGGTTCTAAGATTAACTTAAACCCATAGGAAAGAATATGCCAGGTATATGTAGAGATACAACAGATTCAGCAGGAGGTGCTTTAATTAAATCGCAAACTACTGTGCTTGCAAATGGTAAAGAGGTTATCGTTCATGGTGATTCCGTAACATCTCATGGTGATTCACCGCATGACTCACCAACAATGATTGCTTCACACACCAGTTCAGATAATGTATTCATTGGTGGTATTGCGGTATGTAATGCTGGTGATCTTGCAACTTGTAGCCATAAAGCCTCTGGTTCTGGTAATGTTAATGTTAACTCTCCAGGCCCAAGTGTTTCATCAGACATTTCAGTAGCAGCTTTGGTTCGTGTATCACCTTCTTTAAGAGCTCAAGATGGCGATGTAAGAGATGTGAAGTTTAACAATGATGGAACTAAAATGTTTATGTTGGGTAGAGCTGGAACCTCTGACGTTTATGAATATTCAGTATCAACTGCTTGGGACGTTTCAACAATAACTTATGTTCGTTCTTTTGAAGTTGGTGTTGTATCTGCTACGCAAGGAGATAATGCGGCAAATGGTATAGAATTTAATACAGACGGAACTAAAATGTTTATACTAGGTCAAGGTCAAGACCTTGTTAATGAATATGCATTAAGTACAGGATTTGATATTTCAACATCATCTTTTACACAAAGTCTAGATATAAGCGATCAAGAAGATTTACCTTATGGTGTGACATTTAATAATGACGGAACTAAAATGTATATTACAGGTCGTAGACATGACAATATTGATGAATATGTATTAACAACAGGATTTGATATTTCAACAGCATCACATTCTCAAACCTTCTCCGTTAGTTCTCAAGCTGAGAGAGCATCAGCAGTTCGGTTTAATTCAGATGGCACTATTATGTTTGTTTTAGAAGGAGGCACCGATGGCGAAGGTCATAATACTATTTATCAATATACACTAACAACAGCATTTGATGTTTCAACAGCATCTTATTCAGATAAATCGTTTAGTGTAGTTACTGAAGAGAATAAAGCAAGAGGTTTCTGCTTTGGTGATAATGGAACTCAACTGTATGTAGCAGGATGGAGGGGAGATGATATTAATCAATATGCAGCAGCGGATTCAATTGTTGGAGATTAAAAATGTCCATAGAGGATGCAGATGAGTAGAGATAAATATATCGTTGTCTTTCACGACATCACTCAAGCAAATCCAGAGTGGGGAAACTTGTATAAGGCATATCTCCCTGCTGATAATCTGATGAGTGCAGAACAAATGGCAAAAGGAATCAAGGGTACAATTGTTGGTGTGATTGATGATGATGGTGATGAGTGTTATTTCGAGAATGGTATGGAGACTGCGGTAAGAGAAGCCGCACAATCCAAATATGTATTTAATGCTGGAGTACAATTAAGAAAGAGGAAGAATAATGGCTAACTTTACAACTGCAAACTTGCCAGGCTCAAATGTTGACTTTAATGCCGCAAGAGAAAAACTTAGTGGTATGAAAGATACATTGAAATCTAATATGGAAGTAGACGCATCAACTTTAACTGCTACATTAAAATCTGACTTATTGGATTTTGGTGATAAACTGAAAACAATGATTCCTGAGTTACCCGATTTACCTGATGTTAATTTACAAGCGGAACTTACCTCATTACAATCATTGGTTGGTTCAAGTCGTACCACTGCTCTTGCATCACTTAAATCAAAATTTGGAAGTGGTCTATCTGCACAGGGAGTTGAATTAGATGACCTTGTTTCTCAGGCGAACGATGCTTTTGAAGCTGGAAAAAAAATATCTACTGAGATTCCTAACTTCACCATACCAGCTGCAGGTGGTGACGTTGTTGAGAAAGCAAAAGAAGTTTTGCAGGCAGATAATGATGACATTGAAGAAATACTCAGTGAAAAGGTTAATACAGAGGTTACGGAAGAAATCAAGAAAATTGCAAAAGAAAGTGTAGAGACAAAGAAAACTCTGGTTACTTACAGTAAGACAGAAACAGTTACAACAACTGGTGGTGGTTCAACAACAACATATAGAGATGAAGCAATAGAACCACAAGGTTACATAGTAAAAGAAGATACAGAAAAGGACACAGTTGATACTAGTCCTAGTCCGCCTGCAATCAAACTTACTCCAGCAGAAAGGATGGGATTAACATCAGCAGAATACGAAAGATTTAAACAAGTACAGAAAGAAAATCAAGAGTTAACAAGAGAACTTAAAAAAGATCCAACGTATTCTGTTTCTGATGAAAGAAGGGGGAGGCCCACTGGTGGGTCTGCTGAATTAAAAGCAAGGAAGGCGGTTACAAAGGCTGAACTTGCAGTAATACGAAGAGTTGGCCAATCACGATTAAAATAACAAAGTATTTAACTCACTCATATAAATAAAAGAATAATAATAAGTGGGAGTTCCCTATAAATGGCTGTCTATGACGCACAATCACAAAATACTTCTAGTCGTAATACAAGACGGTATATAGACTTAGATTTATTTTTTCAGAGAATGGAACCTAGTAACGATGTTAATACAATAACAGACGTACAGGCAGTCAAGAGGTCAGTTCGTAATCTTGTTCTATTGAATCCATATGAAAAACCTTTTCATCCAGAAATAGGAAGTGGTGTTAGGGGAATGTTGTTTGAATTGATGACACCGTTTGTTGCTGCACAGCTAACAAAGAAGGTCGAAGATGTAATTAATAACTTTGAACCAAGAGCTCGATTGGTAAGTGTTCGTTCTATGCCTGATTATGACCGCAATGCGTATGAAGTGTCAGTAGAATTTTATGTTGTGAATACCCCCACAGAATTAGTTGACTTAACAGTTATGCTGGAGAGATTACGATAATGCCTACAAACCCCTCAAGACTTAGAGTAACAGAATTAGACTTTGATGAAATAAAAAATAATCTAAAAACCTTTCTTAAAGCACAATCCCAATTTAGAGATTATGACTTTGAAGGTTCGGGTATGAGTGTCTTACTAGACACCCTTGCCTACAACACTCACTATCTTGGATTCAATGCAAATATGCTTGCAAATGAAATGTTCTTGGATAGTTCATCTTTAAGATCTAGTGCGGTATCACACGCAAAGATGTTGGGATATGAAGTTTCTTCTCCAAGAGCTGCAAAGGCAATTATCACTGTTAGTTTAAATACCACTGCTGCAAACAAAACAATGCCAGCTGGAACTGTCTTTACAACAAAGATAGATGATGTAGATTATCAGTTTGTTACAATAAAAGACATAACCTCATCTAACATTGGTAACTC